CCAACAACACTTTGATTTTAGCTAGTAGAACTGTGTTATTAACAGGTTTGACACCTGGTTCAAGTACCTTCACAGCTAAATATCGTGTTAATGGTGCCAGTACTCTAACTGCACAAGATAGAAGACTTAACGCTAAAGCAATTTAATAACATTTTAATATGGATTAAAATACTAGGAGGGAAAATGAGTCATTGGACTGATCTTGCAGAATGGCGTGGGCCTACACCTAATCAAAGCGGAGCTATGTCGCAGCATCGCGGTCTAATTATTCACATTGCAGAAGGCTCATACGAAGGTACTATTGCTTGGCAGAAAAATCCAGCAGCTGATGTATCCAGCCACTTTGTAGTAGATCAAAGTGGAAAAATTGCTCAGGTTGTCGATACTGATATTACAGCATGGACACAACAACAGGGAAACGGCAAGTGGCTTTCATCTGAAAATGCTGGATTTACTCCTACTGCATTAACAGCCGCGCAGGTAGATGCGAACGCAAAATTATTCGCACGAGGTCACACGCAATATGGATGGCCATTAAGGCTAGCTTCTTCTCCTGCTGATCAGGGATTAGCTTTTCACGCATTAGCTTGCGCTACGGCTAACGGTCAATATGGCTCATGGGTAGTAAAAAACACCACAGGACAAGTTTGGGGTCACTGTGATTGTCCTGGCCAAAATATTATCAACCAACTGAATACAATTTTGCAGAAAGCTATTCTAATCGTTAATGGAGGCGATTTAGACATGGCACAGCCAATGCTCGTAAAAGATTCTGGCACTAATATTGTTTGGTACTGTGATGGTCAGTTCCGCCGTGTAGTAAAGCAAGCGTGGTTAGATCCAAATGTAACTGGGCCAATTACCAATTCACAAGTACACCAAGATGTGTTGCTTGGCAACATCCAAACTGGTCCTCCCGGCAACGGTTCAGCAGGTCAATGGGATTCCACTGGTAAAATCTTTATCAGTGGTGGAGATATGGATGTTTGGGGTATTGATATAGCAACACTAGTTGGTGGATCTGGTGGCACTGTAACTGGACCAGTAGATGTTACTGATGCATCAGTAACAAAGATTGCAAAAGCAGTTGCAGATGAAGAAGCTGCTCGTTTAGAGAATTAATTACAGATATGAGTTATAATGGCGACATATAGATACATCTTCGGTACTATGCTTACAGAGCAAGTTGTCGAAGAAATACCTCTCTATGGTGTAATCATGTCCATGGAAATAAACAAAGGTGGTGATTTTCAAGGAACATTTCAATTAGATCAAACTGGTAAAAATAATTATGATCTTATAGGAGCAACGACTCCTGGAAAAACCTGGGTTTCTTGTGAACGTAATGGTGTTTGCGTTTGGCATGGTTACATCTGGAGTAGAGTTTATTCAGCACAATCAAAAAGCATGCAGTTATTTGGTTTATCTTTTGATAACTACCCAAAGAAACAATTGGTAGAATCTGATTTAACCTTTACAGCTACAGAGCAAAGAAACATTTTTAGAACTCTTTGGACGACAATGCAGTCGGCACAGAACGCAAATGTAAATATTAACGTACCAGCGGCATTTGCTGATGCGGTGCTTAAAGATTTGACGGTTCTTCGAACTGACTTCAGATATTACGATGAAGTAATGAGTTCCATGGCCGATTCAGCAGATGGTTTTGACTGGTATATAGCTGTAACTAAAGATGGAACTAATTATCGAAAAGATCTATTAATTGGTTATCCAAATCTTGGTGTTGGATCTTCTTCTGGTATGAATACATTTGAATATCCTGGAAATATAACCCAGTACTATTATACAGAACCTATGGCTGATGCTGGCACCAATGTTTTTGTAATTGGAGCTGGCGAAGGATCATCCATGATTGTAGGTCATGTAGATAATACTGCCTTATACGCACAGGGTTGGCCTCGTTGGGATACAGACATATCTAGAAAAGATGTATCTAGTCAAAGTATTGCAGATTCTTTAGCATTACAACAATCTGAGGTTAGACTTCCACCAATGGCCGTAATCAAAGTAACATTAAAAGGTGATGTAACTCCAGAATTCGGCAGCTACAATCTAGGTGATACTTGCATGCTAAAAATTAAAGATGCTAGATTTCCTAGTGGATTCACAGCTGCGAAAAGATTATTAAAATGGGAATTACATCCACAATCGTCTGATGGAGTTGAAGAAGCTAGTTTAGTTTTCGAAGGTGATCCTGATGTCTGACAAATATCGTTCAACAGAAGATCTATTGGCTATGATTAAAGAACTAGAAGATAAAGTTTCAAAACTAGAAAGGAATCCTCGAATAGGAAATACTGCAATTGACTCTGGAGGATTAACTGTCAATGGTGGAGATATAATTGTCAAAGATACTAATGGCGTAGAAATAATTAAAATCTTTAAAAGTGATCCACCAGAAATTAGATTTGCACCACTTGGTGATGATACTACCCATGTTGCTAGTATATTTGCCCAAGAAGAAACAATATTTGGTGTAGATCAAACTGCTGGTAGATTTCAAATAAGAACTGTTCCAGGATTATTACAAGATGGTGGTGGAGTACTACTTTATAATAATGGTGCTAGACTTAGCCATGTTGATAATGCAACTGGCGCTGAAGGTGGCTATGAGGCTGGCATATTTAATAGTACTCCCGGCATAGTTAGAATATTTGGTAGATGGTTAAATACATTCCAAATTTCTAGTACTGATGCGGTAATAACTGGATCAGTTACTTCCGGTGTAGCTAACTCTGTAACGATTACATATACCATAACATTTGCTACTACTATTGTACCTGTGTTAGGTTTCTTGAGTACTGCCGGAGCTGTTTCTTGGAGCATCACGGCACAATCTACTTCGGCGTTCACTGTTGCTTGGACTGGTGCAGCAGCAGCTAAAACGATAAACATGTGGAACACAAGGCTCTAACATGGGAAAATACAGAACAGGTTCAGTTGATCTTATTGACAGAATAATCGCATTAAAACGTAGAATACGAGCACTTGAAAATAATCCACGCATAGTAGCCACTGCGATAGATGGTGGTGAATTAATAGTACCAGCAGAAGGTCAAATAACCATTTTCAAAGATGATGGTTCTGTTGGAATAGTTATTGCCTATTATACTACATTAGGTATTGCTGTCATTAGATTTGTCCCACAAGGTAATGCCGATCCGGAAATTGTTTATTACGTTCAAGATATAAACTTCGATGGTATCGCACAAACAAACAATCAATACTATAGATATACTCCAGCAACAGGTTTTGTAGATGGTGGAAGCTTATCAATGTCAGAAACGTTCGTGACTTTACGATATGTACCGGCAAATGTACAACAAGGTCAAATTGCCCTCAGAGAGTTTAGCATCTATGGTGCGCCGGGCAACCTGTGGTTTATTGGTCAATGGCTAAATGAATTTCAAGTAGCTACCACAGATGCAATCTATAGTGGAAGTCGAAGTATTAGTGCAGGAGTAAGTTCTGCAACTGTTACGTATTCCGCTACGTTTGCGACTACAGTCGCACCAGTGTTAGGATTTCACAGCGCGTCCGGCGCCGTGGCGTGGTCGCTGACGGCTCAGAGCAGCAGCGCATTTACCGTAGCCTGGACTGGCACCACGGCCAAAATATTAAATATGTGGAATACAAGGCTTTAGGAGCAAATATGAAATCAGTGAAGATTCTTTCTGTATCTAAAGATGGTGCTATCATTTCGGTGTTTAAAGAAATCACGAATGATGATAACACAGTAGAAATAAACCAACATATGTTCTCGGAGGAAACATTAGAATGGCGTGCTGCAGAATATGATACAACTGATCAAGATGCTTTGATTGATTTAATCATATATTCTCCATATATGGATCAATCAGAACCAGGGTTGTATGATTACCCGAATAGTGCAGCTGCTAAAAACAGTCATGGTGCAAATATAATATCAATTAAAGCTAGACTTAGACCACCTGGACCAGATAATAGTGCACAACATTATCAAACAATAAAGGGTCATTCACACTTCGATCCTGAGGCAATAGAACTTAAAAGAGGACATGTCACAAAAACTTTCGATATGATGAATGCAACACCAAAACCAGAACAAAACGACAAAACCAGAATCGATAAGCTTCGTCAGCAACTGGCTGACCATTCTCCTAATGGAAATGGAAAAAATTTAACATAATGGAGTGAGCCGATATGCCCAATGCTTATTCATGGATTAATCTGGGCATTGGTGGTATGTTCTTGGTACTGCTATTCCTGGGGTTGCGTTCCGGTGCCATACATACCAAAGCATCCGTTGATTTACTTTTACAAGAAAAGGAAAGACGTTTAGCCGACAAAGACGACTACATCAATAAATTAGAAAAAATCAATGAGATGCAAAATGTTCGTAACGACAATTTAGCGGGGAAATTTGATCAACTAATAGAAGTTTCACGAGCGCATGGAATGCTGGATGCGCTACCGCCTGCAATAGGCGAAAGGGTTGTGAAATGAAATGGTTAAAAATCTTTTGTAGAAAATCTCAATGTGTTATAGAGAATGAGGAAATTCAGCGCCCCGAATTAGAACGTGCAGATCAAGATTTAGAAGAGTTGAGACATAAAATAACTGAAGAACAAGCGAAAATGCCTGAACTAGCCAGAGCAGTAGCAAGTGCTCGGCGCGTACAATACCGCGTAAATAGATTTACTGAAGAGATTGATCAGAGCTTCAGGAGATTAAACCATGGATAAATTATTATTAGATGTAGTCTTGTGGATAGCCACACTTGGTTTCATCATTTTTGTGGCAATATACATAACTCTAGCTGAGTCATGGCGTGAACGCATGGGTAGATATATAACAAGTTTTATTGGTAGTATAACTCTTGGCCTCACATACGGAACTTTAATTCGCTATGTTAAAATAACTGAACCATGGAGAACACGCGGTTGGATTATTACTTTAGGTGTGATGGGAATAACTATTTGGAGCTTGATTATACTATTGTTGAAATATCAAATTGAAGCCAGAGCAGCAAGAAAAATAATAGAAGTAGTTAAGAGATTAAAAAAGAGTGAAGAGGGACCATAGTACGCGGTCCCTCTTCGCTTAGCACAACCTTGATTATTTAATAAACCAAATCATGCCGGTTATCATAATGAGGGCACCACACCCTACGATTAACAATCCCATTATGATTCCGGCTATAATTTTCATTTGGATTCAATCTTAGCATGGCTTTGCGAAGGATCTACAACCTATTACGGTTCCATTTAAATTGCGTACCTCGCGGAAAGGTACGATGAAATCAGATCTATTCACGGCCGCTAAAGCTGTGGCCAGCGAAACTATATAATAAGTATCTGCTACAACTGATGGTTCAGGTCTGATACGTCCATATTCTATATGTTCAATAGGAGCATGATCACTATAAGTAGTACCTAAATTAATCTCTACTATTCTAACCGGAGGATGTTCAAGAGACTTTGGATATATCAATTGAATGAAACGCGACAGATCATCATTATCATCTAATTGATCGGGAGTACTCTCATTAAAAAGTACAATTTGGTGAGGAGTTAAGTTAATTATCATAATTTTTCCTTCAATATTCTTAGTGCGAAATCCAGAAACTCTGGATCTTGTTTTCCTCTATAAGTCAATAGATGCCTTATAGCATCATTGGCATGAGGTTTACCTGGTTTATAAACACCAAGTGCTCTCAGCTTTTTGTCATCCCAAAATGCTTTTCCATCACTAGGTGATTGTATGATCACCTCAATGCATTTAAGTTGTGCATACAGTTCGATTACACCTATGTATTCTACACCCTTAAATACTGCACCCAATTGAGCTTGTCTAAATTGGAATGATTCATAAATGATTTTCTTGGGTTCTAGATTAGATAGAGTATCAAACAGCATTTCGTGTGGGTGTGGATAATCACCAGCCTTTAGCTCGAATGAAGTATAGTGATCGTCTGTTGCTGTTGCTAATCCTGTGGTTACTCCAGGATCTAATGCACAAATATCAACGGTCAAGGAACTCAGCATCCTTACATTCAATCCATGCAATAGCATCTTGTCCAAATTTTCTGGACACTATAACTAATTCATCTTTGATAGTTTGTAATGGATAGTTGTTCGCAATACCAATGTGCCAACAAGCATTCTGATACATAATATTAGGTAAACAATATAGTTCTCCCCATATCTTAATCACTGGAAAACTTGTTAGCACAAGTCGAACATCACTGATGAAAGTAGACCATTGAAATTGTGTAAGTTTATCGTCAGAATTACCTATCATTACAAAAACATTAATCATCGAAATCCTCTTGAACAATTCGTACAACAAGAGTTTTCTTATGTGTTGGAGACCATTGTATACTGTTGTATTCAACCTGATCTACTATACCAGTAAAACTCGCATTTCCTAGTTGAACTACGACTTTTTCACCAACTATAGCATTGAGTTTTATTACGTTTCTCTTTTTACTTTTGAACAGGTTCATCGAGTACCTCATATAACTGCTTGAAAGTTATATCATCACACAAAGCTAAATTTGTATCTGTTAGGATAATCCAATGACCAAATGGAACCATTACTGGTCCTGCCGTTATGTAAACAATTAGTTGTCCAGCACTTTGAATTTCATGCCATGAATAACCAAAGCCTCTATTACTTAGCCATTCAAGAACTGGTTTTGTATTTTCAACAGTCCATTGCATTGCTTCAGTGCTAAGTATTTTAGGTTGTACTTTTATCGGATCCATTTAACCTTCCTTGTTTCTTACAGATCTGATGTTTCGTAAACCTCTAATACGTAATTGTTCTAGATCATAAAATGCATCAGCACGACTAGGACAATCACCACAACCACACAATCCAGCTATTGTAGAGTTTATGTGACAATGCCAACAATGAGATGTTTTAGCTAAACAACATTTACAATTGTCACATAAAGCAAATAAAGGTTCTTTAATAACCTTGGTTCCTGACATGATTAATTCTTCGCTGCGTCTAGAATATCAGCATTAGATGCAGTTGTTTTTGCCTCGCCGGCCTCTACCACGTGCGGCGCGTTAACCGGATCGGGAACGCTTACAGCTACCTTGGCATTAGGTGTAACAGATGGTCTAATCCACAGAGCTTGTGCCATTAAGAATATAACGCTGATAAAACCAACAGCCGCATCTGGTACTCCTGGTGCCAGGATTAAACCAAATGATGCTAAGAACATTACACCAGCCGTGATCAAACCACGCAACAGTGCTGGATCCAAGTTCACTAACTTCCACCAGACACTATCCTTGTTTTCCTCCACCTGTGGTGTCCTTTCTCTGAGAAGGCGATGTTGCCTCTATAATATTTACTTGTAGTTTTATGTCTAATGCCTTTGGATGATCCCAAAAAGTCTCATAGAATATAAATTTTACATCTTCAGTTTTTTGTAGTCCATATAATAAATGAACATCACTAACGTAAATTACATTTGGTTGATTGATTCCACCTAAGCCTAAGCGTTTCGCATAATAATCTGCATGCTTAGCATTAGCAGCGAATATGTAATATCTCATCGTTGCAGAGTTCTTGGTGGATCGTATTGATTAGCAATAGCGCGCAAAGAATTTGCAAGTACTACTTTATCTTGTGTACTAAGTTCATGTACAGTTTCGAAATAAATTTTCAATTCTTCCTCGCGTTCTTCTTGAACGATAACCTTATACATCATAGTACATCCACAAATTCATAGTCTTCAGTAAGTATTTTTCTAACAACAGATTTATGTAAACTTTCTGCGTAATCAGCAGTCCATCCTGATCCATATGTTTTGGATTTAAAATGTCTTACGCAAAGTAATCTAGTGCAAGTTATAGCAATGATCTTGTTACGTGCTAAATAACCATCTGGTGCCCATCTAGCATTCCTTGGTGAATATTCTTTAAAGGGAACGAACAGATTTTCAGCACTTACTTTTGCTATTGTATCTATGCCAATTGCTCCACCGGAAATAATCATTTCTGGTTTAGTTTCTTTAATAAAATCTACAATGAGTCCTAAAGCCATACTGGCTGCCAAATTATCATTATGAAACACGGTACTACCAACGATGGCTAAGATATCCTTAGGAAATTCTCCCATTAATGTGTTAACCATTGTCTTCTGTTCCTGTAGCATGTTTCTCTAATTGGATTTTACTCATATCAATTAAACCAAACACACGATACCATGGTAAATCACCATCGCGTAAGAACACTGGATATCTCGTTACTAGTATTCCATCTTCAGTTAGCATTTGAATTGCTGATAATACTACGAAATCTCCTAGAACATATTTTTGTACTTCATCACCAACGTATACGCGCATGCATTCTTCTACTGCTTCAGTTAATTTTCGATCAGCGTCGATTTGTTCTTCTGATTTTTCCACTTTACCCTACTATGATTTGATTGCTGTTACTAATATTTGTGCACCTGATAATGTTATTAATCCAGTATTATGTACAGCTACATCTACAGTGTTGATATCAGTTACAGTTACACTTGTAATTTCTAGTGCTGCCAATACGCCAACACCACCAACTAATACTGCTTGCGCGTTATAACTTGAATCAGCAAACGATGCAGTTAATGTAACTGATACAGTTGTAGTTGCATCAGCAACTAATGATGGTACGTTGGCAATACCAATTGCCTGTGTTATTACTGGAATTAGCGACCATTTGTTAGTGTAATCTGCACCTACGTAGTGACCCCACAGGCCGTATGATTCCTGTCTGATGACAAAAGCATTAACTGGTACGGTGTATTCGCCACCGTAAACCATTGATAGAACTAATTCTTCGCCATCATCACTAACGAATGTAGCATCTTGCAACCAGTCTGCGATATCACTACCATTAGTGCCATCGTACTGTGCTGCTTCAAACTTAGAAGTCACGCTTACCGGAGTTAATGCCATGACAATGCCTCCCCTTAACCTGATTAATGCTATGCATCTGCAAGACGCAGTTTGTTCTCTAGAAGTTGATAATCCATATCCAATTGTAATGGAGTAAGAGCCTTATATTCTTTGGGAGAATAGCTCATTTGGATAGATCTTTCACCTTTAGTAACTCTTATAATGAATCTATCACGAACACCGTCATAGAATTCTTCCCTGGAGGAGTTAACATTGAATACATCGATAAGTGTCAGACCACAAATTTTTGCTACTTGTTGTTCTACAACAGCACCCTTTGATTTTTCCCATCCTGGCAGTAATGTATAACCATCACAGGTCAACAAGGCTTGCAAATCTGGTATCATGTAGCAACCATAGGAGTGCCCATTATTTTGTGTTGGTTCACCTTTGCAAGGTGCATCACCATGATCTAGTGGTGGTACGTCATGTGGGTTTACAGGTTTGTGTCCAAGTTCGGTTAGTATTTTAACAGCGGACTCGAATTGTTTTCTGTTCAAATCTTCGTAACCGGCAATTGGTCCGGCGATATATACCTTCATATTAAAGTTCACTCCATCTAGTTCCCATAGAAACGTCTACTGCAAATGGCACATACGTTGTAAATGCGCGACCAGCGGCAATCATTTCTTCTTTGGCAATTGCTATAACTCTTTCTGCGTCCACCTTGGCACATTCAATAATAAGCGCGTCGTGGACGGTGAGTCTAATGGTAGCAATTCCTTGTAATCTTGGTTGTAGTTCGATAAGAGCGGTGAGGCAGATATCAGAGGCAATTGATTGTGGGTAGAAACTGAGAGCTTCGTTGAGGACATCGGTTCTATTTTGGTCTGTAATAAGCCAGAAGGATCTCTTACGGCCGAATGGCGTAATAAGATCATCGCCTGCCATAACACTGTGTTTGACCGATGCTTGCCACGTGACAACACTAGATATCTGCGCATTGAACGCCTGCATAAGTTCTCTAGTTTCCGCCACCGTAATAGAAGAACCTTGTTGTTGAAGTTCCAATGCGATTGCATTAACGCCACGTCCGTATGCATTTCCATAGAAAATTGATTTCATACTTACACGATTTTCTTTGACCCAATTATCTACACCATAGATATCATTGCAAAGTTCATTAAAGATGTCTCGGTTAGGATCTCTGAAAATTGCGGCTAGATATTCGTCCTGCGCCAACGTCGTGATAACTCGACCTTCGGCTTGCTTGTAGTCCAATTGGATAAGTACGTTTCCGTTGCGCTCCACTGTGAATTGATGCTTAATTCGCTTGTCCCGTACGATGTTCTGCATATTCGGATTCCGCGAAGCAAGACGCCCAGATGTAGTTCCATGCAAAGTATATGTCGTAAAGACTTTCCCATTATAGATACGCTTCTGGAACCCTTTAACATAAGTACCACAAAGTTTGGCTCTGCGACGATGTAACAAAAGTTGTTCAATAAATGTCCTAACATGATCTGGTAACTTTGTGTTGAGCAAAGCTTCCATAGTATCTTTGTCGGTAGACTTTAATACAAAACCTTCATCTGCAAACCATCTTGCAATCTGCATCGGTGATCGCGGGTTTAGATTCCTACCTGTGGTGTCTGAGATTTGAACTTCAAGTTCATAGAGTTCTTTTTCAAACATGTTTTCTAATTCCTTGCTATACTCAACATCGAATGGCATACCAGCCATTTCCAAATTGACTATAGCATTGGAAGCTCTGATCAAAAATGCGTGCTCTTGGCGTTCACGATCTGTGATTCGTGATTCAAATAAATCATCTAGATCGCGAGTAACAGAAACATCACCAGCGTTGTATTCATACAATTTATCTCGTGGTGCATCTGCATATGTTTTCTTTGGTGGTACTAATCTACGAAAAGCTTCTTTCCAGTTTGGTGCTCCAAGTATTTCAATGCCAAGCTTTTCTAATGCATGTTGTCCAGGCCGTTCATCCTGACAATAGTTTAGCAGCATTGTATCCCGAGCAGCTTCGATTCTACCAAAGATAGGATACAATCCAGCCAGGTCAGATTTGATATTATGTCCAGTGACTTTCTTAGATCTTAATAACTGCCCTAACCTTGTTTGTACTTCGGGATCTTTTAGTGCGTTTGTTCCAAACACTATGACACGATTTGGTGCAAACGAAATACCTATGCACAATAGGTCATAGTGATTCGGGTGATCGAATGCTTCATCTTTGTCGAAACCAGTTTCGATATCAATAACTAATGGTCCATCAACTAACCATAGAGCTTCGATGGCCGCCAATGCTGTTTTATTAGAATCAACAACTTTATAGGTGGGAGGAACCCATTTGCTGTAAATTTTACCTTTGAGTTTAGCTGTATCGGAAACTAATGATGGAAAAGCATCTGGAGAACGTAAGCAATATGCTGGGTGCCATGATGCCACAACTTGAATTTCTGAATTTTCAATATATGGTTTCGGAGGACCAATTCGTAAATATGAGATTTTCTTTTTTGGGTCGATGAGCGTGCTAGCTGCGGTACCACCCACGGCTAAAATCTTCTCCACGCCGCTGTGAGCTAGCTCGGCGTCAAGCCTAGGTTTGCAGGCAGCGATAGCAGCTTTCGGTGGATCTTCATTATTGGCTGGTCTGCACAAACACACATTTGTTACCATAACTTCAGAACGTTGAAAACCGTGATGACTCAATACCTGATCTAATAGTTTGCCAGATGGTCCAGTAAATGGAATACCACGTCCAGCTTCATATGCACCAGGAGCTTCACCTATAACAGCCAATTTTGATCTTGGTTGTGGGTTCTGAGTTGGTACAAACGGTGCATTCTCGAATGGACATTTCTCGCACTGAGCAAGAGGATGTTTTCTCATATGTCATCCTAGAACATAATAGCTGTGAAGTTTGCACTTGCATGTAACTACGTAACAATGAAAATGTGGACAATTACATGTACATGGTGGTGGACCAGGATAAGGTTCTGGATTTTCACAATTTTCATTAGGAAGAATATGTTGCCATGTTACTGATGAATCACGATTAACTTTACCGTGAATTGCTTTTCGACAATTAACACACAAATTTCTTTTCATATTACGGATGATGTAATTGATAGTAGCTAAGCACTAAGGACAATGCGATCGTTGATAGAATATAAGTTGCACCAATTATGTGCCAACTATAATGTTTTAGTCTAAAAATACTGCTTAAACGCAAATCGTCTAATCTCGAAATTATGTATAAAATTAACAATAATTTGAATCCTATTTTTATTGCTATTCTACTCAACTTCTGCTTGCCCAATGAGTGCTTTCCGATCCGAAAATATTTTGGAGCAACTTTGCTACTAAACATAAAATAGCTGTTACCAACAAAATTTTCGAATGCATGCGAACTCATGTCTCAGCGTCCTAATAATATCTTCTCAGCAGATGATCCGAATATTAAGTTGTTACTCGAACTTACTTCGACTTCTACCCAAAGTGTTCTCTCACCATCCAAGAAACCATCAGCAATACCTTCAGCGAGGTCATGTGCCACGCTGACTATATTAAAACCCTCAGTTTGCTTATCCAGATGGTTATTTACGAATTCCTTTATGGGAATTGGTGATAGTTCAAATGTGTCTAATGGACCATGTATTTTTACTGTTATTATAAATGTTTTATGTATAACTCTAACGCCAAAATATGGCATTTTAACCAATCCCAACATATCTTGGTTGTCCACTGAAGTGGGAGACAAATACTAGTCTACGTTGAATTATGGTAGTTAGTAATAGTTCTGCTCTCCTTGAATCAAGGTGGAATGCACGCATGATGTCTGAACGACTAACACCATTGATGCCAGCATTTACCACGAACTCCATAATTTTATCTATAGTGCGTTCATCATTACTCTTGCCAATACTGCTAACAATCTCGTTTGCATATACATACCATTGTTTACAGTAATAAATTGCATGAAGAATGTCATCTAGCTCTACGGTTATTTCAGTACCTTTTTCTCCTTGCCTTGATGCTGCAATAAGAATCGCAGCTTTCAATGTAGACTTTGCAAGCCTATCATAGACAGGAGTTAAATGTGCTATACCAATAGAGAGTGCTGTATTAGTTAATAAACTTTCTAATTCATTATATCTTCTCCAAGCGTCATCTGATAATTTTACTTCAAACTCTGGCTTGAGATTTGAAGTAGTTCTACCATCTGGTAGAATTATCATTCGAGGACGATTGTAGTTATCATCTATTTGAAATAGTTCATCTTTTATTTGAATTTTACTTTCATGATTATGATAGATTGGAGGACCCACAGGACGTACTCTGGAAGGGTCTGCAACTGCTGTAATGAAAATAAAACGTGGAATGAATCCACTGTTTATATGTTCTTCATTCAGTAGAGATTGCGTTTTAGTTTTAACTCCGCCAGTAAACATGATGAATCTTGGTTCAGTAATTCTGATTTCTTCTTTTCTAAGAAGTCTCTTGATAGTTTTTCCATCATATAATTTGGTAAATTGCTCAGCCATTCCAGCCATATAATCTTTGTTGGTAATGGCCTCAAGCAACCCAGTAAATTCATCTCTGAAATATATGGATGGCTGCTTAGTTCTATCCTTTAAGGCACTCAAAATACCTTCAGGGCTACCATCTGTAGCTAGTATCGCATTGGGACTAACTTCTGCTAACAATTCCATTGCGATGTCCATGGCAGTAGATTTACGTGTCAACGTAGTGTCTGCCAAAATCATGAACCACAGGTTTGGGATGATTGTCCCAAACGATGTTTGTAATCTGACCGATCCAGATAACATCGCACTAAGAATTGTGAATGCACCAGCTTGGTGATATTGAGGTGCTGCATCGGTTAGATCTGATGCCCACCTAATATATCTTTCAATGAAGGTAGTTCTACCCTGAACTACTCTAAGTTCAGCCTGGGTTATTAATTCAGGAATTATTGATGTAGGAGTGGGAACTAAATTTTTTGTTTCATATTCTCGAACATATACTTTCTTTATTTCTGTCCACAATGTTGCAACTGGTCGACCATCTCTAGCGTACTTATTGCAAGCAGCGTCTCTTACTACAACAAAGGTTTCTTCTGGAGTCATTCCAGCTTCACTACAAAGTTTAGCTAGTTTCCACTGTACCTTACTCCAGTCATCTCCATCACCTAGTTCAGAACTGAACAATCCAAATACTTGTGGATGTAGTACTGAACGATAACGCTGCAAAATGTCTAGTGCTGCTTCCTGTGGTAGATCTTCAGGAAGAGGAACAGGGTTATCGACAAACTTCAATGCTTCGTATTGTGGATAAACATCAAAATCAGTTGATCTGTACAACGCTGATGTAGTATTTATTACAGCAACTATAGGTGCAGTTTTGAGATCACCATACTTGTAATTAGGTGTGTATGGTACACGCAATAATTGCGTTAAGTCCCAACCGCTACGATCCGCACCCTGATCAGAATGAAAATATGCTATCTTCATGGAGAGTGCTTCAGCATCTGCTGGCTGAAGCGATTCATCCATTCGCCAGAAAGCTTGCCATCTTCCTTTACTAGACTGAACAACAATAGACGCCGGAACCTGTAACAACTGTGGATTACATGTATCTAAGTCAGCCCACAGACATGGACAGGTTTTTACATTTTCTTTAACACGTGGTCCCTTACCATCCCCGGCGCGCTTGTATGAAGCATCTATAAATAATTGGGGACAGAAATAAACGTGAGTAAGAGTCAGAGAGTTCTTATCTATATCATCACACATTTCCGATAGTTGTGATGGATATTGAAAAAATTTCTCTCTCATTGATCTATCAAGATGACTTTTATATGCTATGCATACATAGCCAGACTCATTACCAAAGACGAGACGGAAAAAGTCAATGCGGCGTTCTTTTGTGTGTTCTACTACATCCTGGAAGGTGGAGTATGCTGTCATACTTACCCCTTTAGGATGAAGGAAAAACCAACCTGTACCACAAAGATACAGGTTGGCTGTCCTAGAACGTTAAATTACCTACTAGGGAAGTAGAGCAGAGTCGCCAGTTTTAGCACTAACTTTACTCGGCTTCTTGTAACCCTTGATCTCAAATCTTTCTGGTAGTTCCTTATTGTCTATTGTCTTCGGGGGCATTTTGTTACCACGAACGTTGATGGTTTTACCAATCACTTCATCAAGTGAAGGAGCTTCGAAGTCTCCTTCATTAATATCATATCCTAGTGCACGCATAAGCTGCGCGAAGGAATATAGTGCACCATCAAAGAGCATGATGGAAGACATAAGACTGGTGCCAGCGTATGTACCCTCTTGAATAACGTACTTAAGCTGCCAGAATGGCTTGCCAGAGTTCTTCTTACCTGGCTGTACTTCCTTGATTTCACCATCTGTGATATTGACGATGTACTCACCAGTGGGGGGAACTTCGCGCGGAGTGGAGCTAGCTTCTTCTTTAGAGAAGTTTACTTTCAGCGGCAGAGTCATTACTACTTATCTCCTTGATAGCTTTCCAGATAATTGCCATAGTTGGTTTCTGTATAACTTGACTTAGTTTGTCTGTGCGATCTTTGGCCACATTATCCTGAGTAGCTCCACACAGTAATATCCGCTGTTGTTCCCCGTCAACCTCCTTGGTGTACAAGTAAGAAACTATATCAAGGAAGCCAGCAACTTCATCTGCAACTTTTCCAGCTAGTGACGGTTTAGTTCTGCTATTTCCAGTTCTTTTGTTTACATCAACTTTGGAAAGCGTAGTGAATATTGTAGTTACTGGCAAGTCTCTAAATGCTCGAACGAATTTTCTAGTTTGCTCGATGTTGATATTCCATTCTCGAATACCAGGAACATCAGCATCACGTTCTTCATGTTGAGCAACAAGCTTACGCATTACTTCATCCATGGACATCTTCTGAAGTTCAGTAAGACTGTCTACTACAATTGTATTGTAGCCATGGTTACCTTCATAAAGTTCATCGTAAACTCTTTGCATATCATCCCAAGACTTTATTCTTACACTGTCTACATTGGGATAACGGCTCTTTAACGAAAGTACTCCACCTTCTATATCTAGAATGAGTACTTTACGCATTTCTGGAACTTCGTCAGCAGATCCTGCTAAAGTTGTTTTACCACTACCACTCTCGCCATAAATTAACATATTGACGTGTAGTGGGTAATCTGCAACTTTTCTAACAGGTAATCCTGCGATGGCATTCAGAGACATCCGATTTCCTTAATATCACTTTTGTCCGAATTGTGGAAATTTGATGTGTTTCTTTTTGGATCTCTCAGTCTACCATCGCAGGTCATCGAGCCGCAAGAGCTGAACGATCACAAACCTTCGACGGAATTTTCAAAATTTACGTGTTCTTCGTCTTCATCTTCATCATAGTCTTCGTCTCCATCTTCATCGTCTTCGTCTTCATATTCATCATCGTCATCTTCGTCGACGAATGATTCTTCATCCGCTTCTTCTACTCGTGTTGGACGATCCTTCTGCTCACCGAATGTTTCATCATTGGCAGCACGATCAACAGTGTCTAGGATTGTTTCTGGGAGTTGTACATTTTCTTCAGACATATTATTTCTCCTCATTAGTGGTTTTGTTTATTTCAATTGGTAATCTATGAGCACAATCACACCAAGTGCCACCTCTACACAACTTAGGTTTTCCATCGTGTGGATTTGCCTTACACGCATCGCAGATCATCTAGCCTCCAAAGAATTCTTGTTGCCAATTCTCCAGTGAACCATACTTACGTATTATCCAACGATCCATTCTATCTTGCTCATCCATGTCAATTTGACTAAATAAATGTGACATACAGAATGTACCATCTTTGGCCCACGATTTCTTCAAAGCTTTGAATTTCCAGTATGCAACTTTTTTACATTTATATGGATCAGTACCAGTTGGTGGCAAGCTACGTTTAGGACCATGATAGTATAAAGCCCTTAAAGGCATTTTACTATACAGTAGTCCATCACATGCTACTGGAGTTTTCAATCTTTTTACCCAAGGCAATGAAGCAACAAATTCCCTACGTTGTTTTGGTGTCATAATTTTTATCCAGTTCTTGGATAGACGAACAAGTATAACCATTGCCAAGCAATGAATGTCTAATGGTGTGTTCGCCAACTTGGTGATTATCGTGTGAACCAATAACTTCACATCGATATACTTGATCAGCTTTAGCACCACAGGCTTGTATGGACAAACGTCCATTAACTTGACACTGATACACTTCTCTTGGCATTATTGACTAGCCATCCTGTATATCTTAACTAAATCTCTAAGTTCAGGGCATCCAGTTTGTTCAGAACGAATAAGTTGAGTTTCATTGGAAATACCGTACTTGCAATCGCAACTTTCATTTTCTCCTGCACCATATGGACAAACCATCCTTCGTACAGCATCTAGTTGATTTGCGATTTTAACATGATAATCTTTGAAACTTTGTGATTTCATAGATTATTCCTAATCATGAGATTATCAATTAGTTTATCAACTCTACTACGCTCATGTAGATAATCTTCACGTGTTGTAATGATATCAGTGGATGCACCATAATGTCTAGCTAGTGCATCCAATAATGATCGAGCAAGATTATCGTCTAAATATAAGGATGGCTGAGTTGAGGTAGCAGGTGGAACTTCTTCCCATTCTAATTGCATGAATTTTGCTACTAACAGTTTACCATTGCTGTACGTACCTAGATGTACTGCTACGCCATTAGCTGAAAAACTGTTTTCAATAAAAACTCTAGTTGGCTGTAGAATCATTTGCACTCTCCCATTAGTCAGTGCTCGCATTCGCAAGCTTTTCTTCCCAATAAAGAAGAGTTTTCTTTTCAAACAACGTATCTAGAGTATATTGGTAATCTTCACCCATATTTACACCAAGACATGGTTGCTTGAATGAGCACCAGTTACATGAGAAACGACCTGGCATAGGATATATGCGTGGGTTGTCAATCATGTCTAATGCTTCTTGTGCAATTGCAATACCAGCGTTGTGGATTTCGTTTTCGTTCTTATGAATTTGATGTCTCTGAGTAAACTTTGGACCATCAGTTTTGAGCCAATTTAGATATCCATTGTATAAGCCCATTTGCCATGCTGCTACATCGGTTTGAAAAACTTTGGTAGCTAGTTCATATGTTGTGAGCGCTTGCTTGTTGGTCGAGAAAGCACACCCTTTGTAGGTGCGGCTCAGCCGCTCAGGTGCCTGTGGGAAGGTTTTTTTAATCTCGACGTAGACGAACCCGGCGCAATTTATTCCGTACTGTGATAGAGCCCACAAGTAGGACGTGATCTGATCATCGAGCTGCAAAAACGATGCTTCTGCATCCTCATCTAATAGACGAGTAGTCGTTTTCCAGTCGACAATCCAATATCGTCCTTGCTCATCTTGGAACAATGCATCAAGTCTGCCACCATATGTTACAGGAATACCAATCCATATATGTCTACCAGGATTACGTTTAGGATCTTTTTCATCTAAAGAGGTAGTCCACTTAACGTATTTACTCCAGCAAACATCGCATTTGCACCAAAGTTGTTCTTTGTTGTCGGGATCTTTGATTGGTACTTCGAAAGAAATTTCAACTCTGATTGGAGTCCAACGCTTGTCATAGTGTGGGCTCATGTTATTGCAGTAGTATCGAATCATGTTAAGACCAAGATCTAGTCTTGTCTTATATGATTCGAGTACTGTAACATCAGGATCAGAGTTTAGTTTCATATAGCGTTTGAGCTGTTTATCACATTCACGGCGAAATGCTACCAAGGCTAAATCTGTACGAATCTCAAGCGGAGACATCCACGTGCGAGGTTCATAGAAGATTTCCATGGCAGCATGAAATGCCACTCCGAATTCTAACGGTTCCGGAGTGGTCTGTGGTTGGTACATATCTCGATATACCCAATTCCACCTACGTCGACAGGCTCTAAAAGCCCTTCGTTCTGACGTATGGATTTGGTGTGTTAGGTGGTTATCAACATACCACTGAATATTAGGATCTAATTCTAGAGGCATTCTCAGTCCCGAACCAAGTATAGGTACTTTGTACCAGCCTTTAGTTTACGGTTAACAGAAGTCGATTGAACATATACAGCATAATCCGAGTTATGATCTGGCTTGACGCGCTCATTTTCATCGCGTAAACCAATCATTTGCCGTGCATCGCGTCCAACGAAAACTCGTCCCCGGCGATTACGTTCAACAATAGCAATTTCCTTCTGTGGTTGGATAGTTTCAGTTTTAGTCAGCTCGTAATATCCGCGACCAAGAATGTACTTGAAACCACAACCCTCAGTGAATTCCTTGATTGCACAATCACTTGGAACAGGAATCAACTTATATTCATTGTTGAGTAATGGAACTAATCCTGCTTGTGCTATTGTTTGAGCGTTTACAGCATCTGCACCAGTAGAGAACAACGTTCTAGTTGATCTAATGCCAGAAGCGCGATTTGTCATGTAGCTATCGGTTGCAACACGAATGCGTTCGCCAACTTCTGCAACACCGTGATTAGAAGTAGAATCCCAAATTTCAATATTACCAGCTGGGAAACCAAAACGCTTAGCTTCATGCACTCCATTTGCATTTGGTACGAGCGCCGCAGCAGTCCAATGATCTGGAAGATTACTAATACGATAGTGTAGAACGCTAGGGCTAGCCTTGCTATTATTTTCTTCACCATCTGTTAGAGCATAGAATAAGAACGAATGATTTCCATATCGTTCAGGAATCTCATCAAGATCATCAATGCTCTTAAGTGTAGCATCGATTAGTGCTGTACTCCCATATGGACGATAAAAACTAGCAATGCTAGGAAGTCTCAATACATCCATATCCCAAACAACACATTTAATGTCATTTGCATACGAAAACGTCCAGACAGAAATACGAGTTTCCTGATCCATTTCCTTAGAACGTTGTGCTAGATGCGCAATTAAACCATCTGCAACCTTTATGAGCATTGGAGCCCGATCAGTCATAGAGCTTGAAGCATCTAGTACTAATCCGATATGATTAATAATATTTGGTGGAAACGATAACTTCGTTTTCATTTTAATTCTTTCTGTAGTGGTTAATATGTTTATGTGCGCATACGTGCAAGACGTATACGCTCAAAAACATACTATGTGGGATCTAACCACTCTATGCCCTCAGGACCTTTTGGAAAATAAAGAAGGTGAAGTGCTTCAGTAATTAGATCGGTAATAGTAATTCCTCTATGTTTTGCTATTCTTTTGTAATATCTTAATTCATCTTCAGGAAGTCTAAAACAGATAGGTTCAGACTTTCTTTCTTTTTTCATGGTGATTTGAATGAATCCCATGTATATGGTTCTTCGGTATCTTCATCTACTGTTTGAAAATTAACACGTCGAGCTTCTCGTTCTTCAACAAATTGATTCACAACGTCGTCAACAGCCTCAGTTATTAATTTGGTATGTGAAGTAGCGATAGATGATGTTTGAGGTATTCCACTAAAATGGGTACAATTTACTTCATGTATAAATCTTCCAGACAATGAGGATGAACAACCACATGGTGCTTTTATACTGTCAATCTCATTCTTGATTCTCTCAAGAAACAACCATCTATTGTGAGTCTCAACTACATGGCGGGCTATGTCTTCTGACATAAAGTCACCAATGTTACCAGGACCTTCTGATGGTGGTCGATCTATAATACTTACACACCAACCACCAATGAGATCATCCGGTTGAGCATACCATTTAACACTTAATGCATTGTTAAATCTTTCTACCCATTCTTCTTTATTTGATTCTTCCATTTGTTCCCTCTCCACAGCAGCAACACGACATTGCGTGCTCATCGTTGCATAACAATGAATTACAATATGCATCAACTGACACGCAATGTCGCTCCTTGCTACAATGATCTTTACTTTCTAGTTCATGCCATTTAGTACATATCTTCGTGGTATTCGTCGACGAATTCATATGCACCTCTGGATCGACTTACTTCCTCGTTCAAATCTGCAACTGCTTCATCATAACAAGATGGAGAACAATGTGTACTACTAGCACCAAAAGCTTTTAGCATATATGGACTGCCACAGCTTTGACATTTACTCCAAGGAATACCAGCGGCAACCTCAGCATTTACTAATTCATAAGCAAGAAGTAATGGAATTTCACCTTCCACAGCTTGACTTCTTGCCGCAGCTAGTTTTATTTTCCATTCTAACGTAGCTTTACTGATATTGCTACTGCCAGTTTCTTGGTGTTCATCGTCATATGTCATTCTACATCCACATCATCTAGAAAATCCTCTAACTCTTCAGTTTCAGGATTCTCTTTTGTATCTCCAATAAGACGCTTAATCCAGCTCCATTTTTGTTGAATTACCTTGATACGCTTGGCATCAATGGTGTTGTTAGCAAGAATGTCAACAACTTGAACTGCTGACTTCTGACCAATTCTGTGTAATCTGTCTTCGGCTTGCAAATTGAGAGCGTTGGACCAAGATCTATCCGTGAATATAACAATGCTGGCAGCCGTAAGAGTAATTCCAACCCCGCCGGCTGCGATAGTCCCAGCAAATACTTGAATTTTTCCATCTTGAAAATCAGAGATAATCTTGGATCGTTCATATGCGGAGGTGTCCCCAATGAATCTACCACAGGTTATACCTTTCTTTTCAAGCCTTGCTGCCAGCAACTTAATTACCTGCGCGAATTGACTAAATACAACGACCTGTTGTTTAGTTGATTCGATGATTTCCATTACGGCATCAAGTTTGCTAGATGGTTCTGAGAGAAACATTTTCTGTTTCTCTTCATTCCACTCTGCGAATGCACACGCAAATTGTTGTAGTCGCGTGAGCTGCGCGATGACCACCGGAGCAACCACAGGTTGGTGTTCCTGCTGGCCGATCCAAGCGAGCATGTTGTTTTTCATTGAATCATATGCTGTTTGCTGTTGCTTGTGTAGATCTACTCGAACTTCTGTGTAGTATTTTTCGGGAAGATCTTCGAGAACTTCTTCTTTGCGTCGTCTAACATAGAAATGCTGCATTTCTGCTTGTAGCTTTTCTGCATTATTAACACCAAGAATTGTTCGATAACCGTTTAGATTATTGAATAAAATATGTTCATTAAAATAGGCCCAATAACTGGACCAAACTCTCGGATACAGCCAGTTTAGAATACTCCAGAGATCGTCTGGCTTATCAAAAGCTGGCGTACCAGTCAGGGCAGTTTTGTACCCTGTGGGTATTAACTTTAGGTGTTCAGATTGTTTTGATTTTCTATTTTGAATAGCATGTGCTTCATCAGCAATAATGTGAAACCACTTAACATCTTTAAGTTCTGGCATTAACCTTAAAACAGGCCAATGACAAATATAGACATCATGGAAATCATCATTCAACTGATCTAAGAAATAACTTCTATCTTTATTGTTGATTGGTATAATTCTTAGGTCAGGTGACCATTGAAACCATGCTTTAGTCCAACTAGAAACCATAGCCAATGGGCAAATAACCAAAGTCTTTAGTTTTCTGCCAGGAAACTGTGCTCTCCTGGCTAAATCTAATGCTATGGCCTCATGTGTTTTGCCCAAACCCATATCGTCACCAATCAGGCATGACACTATTGGGCTTAGCTTTTCTACGGCCTCTTTTTGAAACGGAAACAATTGCATGATATTTTAGTCACCTCCAATTTTATCTTGTTTCTCCTTGTCTGAGCGTTTGTTGGTATATAGCTTCCATTTGTCTTTCTACATCAGCATCATTGCGTTGTGGCAATGCTGGATAGGACTTTGGTCTATTCAAAGATGGTTCTGGAATTGAACCATCTTGATTTACTTGAACTGAGTAGTTAGTTTCATACCAAGTACAACGAGTATTCTTGCATTGTATGGTATGCATTCTACTACCATGTGGTCCTCTAACTGAACCTATATCTACACCAGGTTGTTCACACTTAGGGCATCGTTTTGCCTCTTCATAAGTGGTATCTCCCACTATTCACTCCGGTGTTTTACCTTGCGCCATCAATTCCAAATAATTAATTCTACCACGCAAATCATCAATCTGATCTGTCATTAATTTCATTGTGTCTCTAAGACTTTCAATGCTTCTCAAGAGAAGTTCATACTTACTTGGTATTATGTAAGTGTTAGCTTGTCTGGTATGCTCTCTGAATTCTTGGTATTGTCTTTCAGTAGGACGGAAATGTAGCGCGTAAACGCTAGGATGTACCGGACCACCATTTTTTAGTATCGTAACAGAACGCATTGCTTTTAACAATGACATAAATCGTTGTGTATTTGATACTGTATAACCTAGACCATTACCAATGTTAGAAGCAGTACCACGAAAAATTAGTACTTTCTCATTGGGTTGAGCTGGATAACCGTATACTGCAACATTTCCAGCAGGTTCTTCTTTTGCTTCTGCCAGCATTGCATCATACATAAGCAATGCATAATTATAAGTTCTCATTGTATGAGTTTTAAGATTGCTCATCGTTTGACTTTCCGAATGGAATTGGGAAACTCTCACCCTGACGCCAAGACACTACATTACGTCGACGCTTCATAACAAAATCATTCCATGATTTGATATACAACGCCAAATGCACGTGAGAGTCGCGACGATTTTTTGCTACAGACTTAGAACGAATCATGTACTCTCTAAGAGCCAATGCAGGATTGTCGCTAGCTAGATTAGCACCAGTCTTTAGTCCATCAATAAATTGCAGATGAGGACCATCAGGGAACTCTCGCTCGCAGACGTAATATCCTACAGTAGCAGATGCAGCAATAAATCCTATTGGAACTAGTTTGGTAGTATTGGAAATATATTCACTGAGAGTTGTGTTACGAACAACTTCTAGAATTTGGTGGTTAGTAACCTTTACATTCCGCCAGTACTTAAACTCATGTGTATCAAATAAATACAAGAGACGGGCGGATGCAGCTAGATGTGACTGGTTGTAATAACCAGCCATTGCTAAAATTTGTGCTGGCGATCTTAGTAACCCAACATCCAGTTTATCAAAAGTATCTGCATCAAGACCATATGTTATTTGGAACTTGATTTTGATTCTTGGATTTGGTGAATAAACTACTTCGCCCTCCTGAGCACCTTCCTCAGAGGCTTGAACTACTGCTAGTAGTCTGTGCTGACCATCTTTTAATATTCCTTTTGTATCAAAAGCAATTCCTTGATGAGTTAACTTCCACTCACCCTTAAGCATGTCAACAGCGTAATCGTTAACTTTACGAGTGCTAACTGGTCTATTTGTGCCATCCACACCACGTTCAAATGAAAGATTATTTTGGAGTAATGTTCTGGCTTTCGCTGCCGTTACTTCTACTACTTCTGTTTTCATTGCGGCTCCACGTTCTGATTAACCAATATATTGTGGTTCGATTTATTTTAGTTAAACGAGCTAAATTAGTTACTTGTTGGTTTTCTGCTGCTTGTTTTAATAAATCAGCCAAGTCTTGTCTGGCTTCATAGAATTCTTTATCTAATTGATTGTAGCGTGTAACAGCCTCCAATAAATCTTTAGTAATACTAGACATATTGATCACGCCCAGTTACCCGTAAATAGATTTCTAATTTGTGTCTTATCCATTAATAATGATGATGGTAGCATCATTCTTATTTTTTCAAGACGAAACAAATTACGGTCATCACTTGGTGGATATCTGTCAACGAGACCAGATACATCACTTGGTGGATATCTGTCAACAAGATCACGCATAGTTAGAAAGAGTGGTATTCTATATGAATACGCCACATCGTTTAGAAATTGAGATAACGTTGGTCCTTGAGGACTAAGTTTAATGTCATACGTGATCAGTGGACATATTGCAAGAATAGAAGCTTGTGCAGCTCTGAAACCGCGTGGTCCTAATTCTGCATTACCAAAAGCACTGATTGCTCCAATAATGGTACCATGTGGTAACATTGGCATTATGTCATGAAAATCCGTTGGATCATATTTGGCATAAATACCACAGGTGCAATCACGAATTGGTGCGCGATGTGGTTCTCGAACAGAAAGTGAACCATTCACTTTTAGACATACGGCGTGCTTCGTTCCATTTTTAGCCCAAATAGAACCATTATGGGAAATTATCACACCTGGTTGAGTAATGTTCCAGGTTCTATAACCAATGATAGAACCAGGTATTAAATCTCTGCTAGTGCCGGAGTATTCATCATTTGACAATGGGTACCTCCTGTGGTGACTCTACAGGAGTGAGTTCGAATTCCTTAGATTCTTCAGTGATTACAGTATTAACAGTTTCTAGCTCTATAGGCTCGAACGTTACTGATCTCTGAATTTCTCCTATATCACACATAGTTTATCCTTTCATTACAACGTACGCCGCGAGAGAATCGAACTCTCGACCTATTGATTAAGAGTCAATGGCTCTACCACTGAGCTAGCGGCGTGTTTGGAGCGTAACACATGCTCCGGCGGATGTCAAGAGGCTAACACATTGATGATCTTCGATCTTAGCTTTGGGGAAACCATTTATAGTAGTCCCAACGATTCTTGTATTCTATAAGAGTTAGATCTTCGTCTCGCTTAGCCTCATGCCACCACATAAGCAATCGACCAACTCTACCATTACCATCAACAAATGGATGTATTACTTCAAAACTAACATGGTTTAGTTTTGGTGATAGATCCTGCCAATGACGCATGTTTAGGATCCATTCACCCATCAAACCTGGTACTAATAAAAATGATGGACAAGATCTTCCACCAACAACTACATTGTAAGGACGATACTTACCTGCTAATGTATGGTGAATTAGTCCTTCCATTATAATCTTGTGAACATCAAGAATTATTTCTTTAGTTAAGAATTCAATCGATGAGAGAAATTTCCAAGCTCTTATCGACTTAGGAATTTCTGCTAGATCAGTAACACCTTCAATCAAATTTGATTGTTCAACATAATTCTCTGGCAGATCACCAATCGTCATCGTCGTCATCTTCCCAATCTAATTCTTCTTCTATAGTTTGTCGGGCTTCGTATCTACGTTCTACTTCGTAGATATCTGTTGGCTTTTTGGGTTGTGGAATAGGTTCCAAACCAAGTACAAATCGATCATAATTCATTTTACTTGGTTTACGGCATCTACCGTGAACCCACAAACCTGATGGAGGATCGAAGCCATAACCATCCTGTTGTAGCCATTTACCGGTGGCATGACAATTACACCAAGGATGGATGTTCATTGGTAGTAGTGGAGTCATCATGTCAATCTATATCCTCATATTCCGTTTTTAGAATGATTTTATTTTTATGACTTAGACGATCGCATCTGAGATCTTGTCTGTTCGTGAATGGAGTATTGATTGTTTCAGCGCCGATATCAAGCTCATGTTGGAATTTCTCAAGATATCTAAAGAAACGCCAAGATATCTTTTCCCAAATGTGATGATATAACCATGATACTACATAATTTTGTATTGGTTGCGTGTATGTAGAAACATACTTTTGCTTAGATTGCTTACCATGTAAGCCCCATATTGTACCACGTTCTGTTCCTGTAATTCTCATGCACCCACGACTGGATTCGAACCAGCATTGTCCATTATGCACCTCTGGTTTAGAAGACCGGGCCATTACGTGGGCTTAGAACTATATCCAACCAAACCATTGAGCTGTGTTTTCCAAAATGGTCATTAATTGGTCAGAGATTCCAAAGCGTTCTTTCTGAATTTGCAGACTTATGCCTAAATTACCGTTATCCATACGCTCCGTGGCAGCTTTCCAATCGGCAAGCATTTCAATCAAATCAACGAGCGTCATACCGTTGATGCCATCTTCGAAGTGCTCCGGGTGATGTCTATTACTTGCATAGTGATGCTTTAAGGCTTCACCCATATCTACTAAACAAGCTTTGTATTCATCAGAACCATACGTTAATTCTTTGAGTTTTGGTGTAAACTCATCAAACATAGCCTTCTCAGGATTAGCAGTTTTACTAATGTCATGATGACGACTACGATCAATCAATTCGTATAGTATGCTGTCCATAAGTACACCAACACGTGCACTGTGCTTCAATGTATCTGCCGTGCTATCATAATTTGTCATGTACTCACGGTTGGATTCGAACCAACAATCACCAGATTTTGAATCTGATCGCTTTGCCGTTAGCGCACGTGAGCCTATTAAATTGTTATTTTGGTGGAAGTAATAAGGCACGTATTTCATCTAATTTAGTTTCAACTTTATCAAGTCTTTCACTAAGCTCATGATAAGGTTGTCTACGTTCAGTAGGAAAAGTTTTACCCCATAATTTCATGTAGTCTTTGATGGTTTCTTCATCTTCTACATTAAAAAACTTTAAGATATCTCTAACTATAGGCCAGCTTACTCTTCTACTGTTAAACGCAGAATGAATAGTTGCTACAGAATGATTGGTTACATCTGCTATGTGTCTTAAAGTTGGATTGTTAGCTTTGCTGCGAAGATAAGTTAATCTTATAGTTAATTCATCATTACTTGATCTATTATTTGACATTAGCAACCTATCGAAACCCTATTTGATACATTGTAGTTGGAATCAACATCAGCTACAACATTTCCAGTACATACTGAAACTCTACCTGAATCAATCAGAGTAGGACCAAATTGCCAAGCGTTTTTAGCTATCACGTTATTAATGAGTGATATGCCTGTACCGGAATGCACTCGTAAAGTATAACCACCAGCAATTAGTAAGCTATTCTTAATAGTAGCATTGTTACCTTGCGTGGATCCAGACCAGAACACTGGTGAATTTTGTGATCCAAGACTTGTAAATGACATGTCGAAAGTTACGTTGTCAAATACTGAATTGTTTCCACCACTATCACTGAGCTGAATGCCGTCAGCATGAGTGCCACCACTACCACAAAGCTTGACGTATGAGTTACTAACTAGTACGTTAGGACCAGATACCCAGAATCCATCACCACCAGAAGTGAGATTGATTCTACGTGCAATGAGATTACCACCACTGATTGAGGCATCTCTGTTGCATGCATTTGGTCCACCGATAGTACTATCTTCAATAGTTAGCGAGGCATTTGTTGCTATTAGGATACTCCACCACTGCCCTGTGGTGATATATGAATTGGTAATCTTTACGTTTTGTCCGTTAATTCGCATGCCATCGCAATTAAAGTTTCTTGCATTATAAGTGACATTACTGCTATTGATTGTACAAGGTCCACCATCAGTTCTTACAACACTAGATGGAACTCCAACATCTTGCGGTTTTGTATTTCCGCTCGGCGGTGGCTGAGTAGTGGGTGGTGGATTTGTTTGCGATGGCGTAGCGGTCACTGTGACGGGCGGCGTGGTGGTTGTGGCCGGCGCTGAGGTAGTAGTTTGAGTAGCAGAAGGAGTAATAGTTGGGGTTGGTGTCGTTGTAATAGTTGGAGTAGGAGTTACTGTTGGTGGTGTAAGTGCTTCTTTACATAATGTCAGCCAAGCTTTTTGTTCATCAGTTCTATCAGGCCAATTTAATGCTTGGGCACATTCATCTCTAGCAATAGTAGAGAATGAAGTTATTGTATCTGCACTGGCCATGCTAGGAACAATAAGAATAGCAACCAGTCCACCAACACCAAGCGAAATAACTAAATTCTTCTTAATAGCTGATGATTTGACACTATGTTTACCCATAATAATCCTTCCAACTTATTACTATCCTATTAAATTTTGGTGATGGGGTAAGTGACGGGCTTATCCCTCTGATATAGCTTAGTCAGTGTACAGCTACTCGCGCGAACTATAGCGAGGGACTGACAGCCTATGACACTATATCTCGGCCTTTAGCGTCTGGCCCATCGAGCCGGAACAGAGAATCGAACTCTGATAACCTGTTTACAAGACAGGTGCACTGGCCATTGTGCTATACCGGCGATATATTGACATACTATCCATCATGCATTATTAAAACTCGATCCCGAAGTATCATCAGGATCGACACCAAGTATCTGACAAAGATCCAACCAGATTGGAGTCAAACATTCAGTACATAGATCCTTCAGAAATTTCTGACTCACACATTCGTATTCATTAAGAACAAGTACTAGCTCATTTGGAAACTGTTCTTCATCTCCATCACGATCTAAGGCTCGACCACATTTATCACACGTTATGTGAACAATGCGTATTACTTTAATCGTTGGTTCTTCTATACTTTCAAATCTTCTAGCCATTAATCCAACCTCAATATATGTTTGAGAGCATAGTGACCACGATAACCGTCGTAAGTCCAATAATCCTTAAAGCATTTTTGGCACTTAAGTTTAAGACCATTAAGGATATGGAAAGGTTCTGGAATGGCTGGTACCCATTCTCCATCTTTATTCTGAGCTTGTATCATGTGCGAGCGGTGGGACTTGAACCCACCTACCTCCTTCCATTAAGTGCATAATATCGCTTCATGTATGAGGAACGTTTCCGCTTACATATTAACACATTTGTTGCCAAGCATTGATATTAGTGCTAAACGTCTAGCTTTATATCTCCATTTATTATATTCAACAATATATTCTTGTGTAGTTAGAAACTCATATAACTCCGGTTTTGTGTCAGCGAAGGCTTTCCAATCTAACATGTGCTACCGGTCAGAATCGAACTGACTATTTCCATGTTATAAGCATGGCT